AACCAAGAAAAACGAAGAGTATGAAGAGAAAATTGATATTAATGGTATAAAGGTATCAAAAAAACTACTTAATAGAGAATCTTTAACATCATGCTCGGTCTGCGGATCTTTTCCTAGGAAGTCAATGGATGATGTTTGTCTCACCAAATTTGATTGTTGCTATATATGCTATATTCAATATGTTGAGGATAGAGAGGAAAAATGGTTAAAAGGATGGAGACCCAATAATGGCTAAGAAAAAAGAGACCTCGTCAGTATACGAAATTATTCAAGGACTTTCGCAGGCCGCCGCCAACGCATATGACGGCGCCCTAACAGAAGACGGAGAGCCGCTTAAGGCCGGTCTTCAAAGAGAAGAGGGGGATCCGATTCTCGACAAGCGCGTTTTAGATGGATTTGGTGTTGTGTTTTATGGCAACATGATGTGCCTCAAGTATCACTCTGAAACCCAACTTAAGGAAGTGTATGCCAATGGCTTCGAAAGTGAAATCGAACAAAGGGTGGCAGGCATCGCCAGTTGGCTAAAGAAAGAATACCGTAAGGTTACAGGCAAGTCTGTGACGCTCACAAAAGAGGGAGAGATTGATGTTCGCGTTGAAAGCACCTCTCGTGTTCGTTCGTGGGTAACCGCGAAGATGCATTATAAGGTCGGCGGCCTTAGCGATGAAATGCAGATCGCCGCAGAATCAAAAAGCACATTAGACAAAGATTGGAAAACCTTTCTGGATAAAGGCGGATGGAAAGGCAAGCGCCCAAAGAACGACACGCGCCCCAAGAATAACGGAAAGTGAAAAATGAATCTTTCGCGCCAAGATCTTTATCGAATTATCATTGAAGAGTACCTCAGAGAAGAAGGTATTGATGAGGCATACACCACAGATGTGCATAAAAAATTCCTGAAGCATATTCGCGGCGCCCCAGGCGGCGAACTTCCACCACCACCAGAATCTCATAGCGATCTTGGTGCATCCGAAACTTATCCTATGGAAAAACCTTTTCGTGCTGAGATGAGTCAAGATGACCTTGTTGCAACAATTGGTGAACTGATTCGCGGCAAAGATCCAGAAGAGGTGTCCGAGATATTTGAATTGGTTTTTGAAAAGCTTCCCGGCGCCGAAATAGGCGATCCAGAAGAGGAAGTGTTTGAACCGCTTTACACCCCCGGCGCCGAAGGGCGCCCCGTTGCTGGTTTCCAATTGCAAGAATTAATGTTTCTAGTTAAAGAAGCACTTGAGGAGGGCCACTATCGCGATATGGGAGGCCCAGACGATCTCTATAGTGTGTTTGACCCCGAAGGCATTGAACAAAAATCAGACGAAGAATTAATTCAAATGCTGCGCGTCGATGGCATGGAAGATATGATCGTTTTAGATGGCATCGGCAGCCTTGCCAATCGTGAAGAAGTTATTGCGGCGCTGAAAGATGTATGAGTTTTCAATTAGACAAAAAGCAAAGAGTCAAAGAGATCTTAAAGTGCGGTAAAGATCCGTCCTACTTTCTTAACACATACGCCCGCATATCACATCCGATGCATGGGCTGATTCTTTTTGATACGTATGACTTTCAGGACGAGCTTCTCAAAGAGTTTAACGATTATCGCTTTAATGTAATTCTCAAAGCGCGCCAACTCGGGATATCAACCATCACAGCCGGCTATATCGTATGGATGATGTTGTTTCATCGCGATAAGGCTATTTTGGTTATGGCAACCAAGTTTGCGACAGCAGGCAACTTAGTTAAAAAAGTCAAAAGCATTATGCGCAATATTCCCGACTGGTTAAAAATCGCTCAAATTAGTGTCGATAATCGTACTTCTTTTGAACTTTCCAACGGGTCCTCCATTAAGGCCGCCTCGACGTCTGGAGACGCCGGCCGTTCTGAAGCTCTATCTCTGTTGGTTTTAGATGAGGCAGCCCACATTGAAAACCTTGAAGAGTTGTGGACTGGCCTATATCCTACACTATCAACGGGTGGCCGATGCATTGCACTATCCACACCCAATGGTGTTGGCAACTGGTTTCACAAGACGTGTGTAGATGCAGAGGATGGATCTAATAACTTCCATTTAACAATATTGCCTTGGGATGTCCACCCCGAGCGCGATCAAGAATGGTATAAGAAAGAAACTAGGAACATGTCTAAGCGTCAGATTGCCCAGGAATTGAAATGCAATTTCAATACCTCTGGCGAAACTGTTATCGATCCGGAGTGCATGGAGTGGTTGTTGGCAACAGTGAAAGAACCAAAATATCGCACAGGATTTGATCGTAATTTTTGGATTTGGGAAGAGTTTGATCCATCATGTAATTATTTGATGGTGGCTGACGTAGCAAGAGGCGATGGTGCTGATAATTCTGCGTTTCATATTGTTAAATTAGAAACTCTTGAGATAATTGGGGAATATCAAGGAAAGCCGACTTTAGATATGTTTGCGAATATGCTCAATCAAGTAGGGAGAGAGTTTGGCAATTGTATGTTGGTGGTCGAAAACAACAATATAGGATATTCAGTACTAGGTAAACTTATTGAATATGGATATTCCAATTTGTATTATTCAGTTAAATCAACTCATGAGTATATTGAACAATATCAAGCTGAAATAATGACCAGCGCTGTGCCGGGTTTTACCACAACAATGAAAACTCGCCCCCTCATTGTGGCGAAATTAGAAGAGTTTATCAGGAATAAACTAATTAAAGTGTATTCATCTCGCACAATTAATGAAATGAAAACTTTTATTTGGAAGAATGGAAAACCACAAGCAATGAAGGGATATAATGACGATTTAATTATGGCTTTAGCAATTGCGTGCTGGGTGCGAGACACAGCCCTTCAGGCAAATGCAAGAGAATTAAATTATCAAAGAGCTTTTGTGGATGCTATCATTACCACCAAAACAACAATGAATACACAAATAAAAGGCCAGACTGGCTACAAAAAAGATAATATTTTTGATAAAATGAGTGAAGCTGAGAAAATATATGATCAATTTAAGTGGATCATAAAGTGAGAAAATAAATGCCTATTGACAAAAACCCAAAAAATAAAGAATCAAACTTATTTAAAGCTCTTACGAGACTTTTTTCGGGCCCGATCATCAACTATCGTTCCCAGTCCGGCCGTCGCATTAGACGACAGCACCTAGATAAGTTTTCATCAAAATTTAAGTCCGCATCTGGACAACAGTTTAAAAAGTCATTATATAATCCATTAGATACAATTGCGACCAATGCGATTCAAAATCAACGGCGCACCGAGCGCTACGTTGACTTTGACCAAATGGAATATATGCCCGAGATTGCCTCCACAATAGATATATACGCAGATGAAATGACAACGTATTCCGATCTGCGCCCCATGCTTAGGATTAAATGCCCCAACGAAGAACTAAAAGCAGTCTTGAGTGTGCTGTACTCGAACATATTGAATGTAGAATATAATTTGTTTGGCTGGTCTCGCACTATGTGCAAGTATGGCGACTTTTTTCTTTACATGGACATCGACGAAAAGTACGGAGTCCAATCAGTAATAGCACTACCATCAGGAGAACTAGAAAGGCTAGAGGGACTAGACTCAACAAACCCGAACTATGTTCAATATCAGTGGAACTCGGCCGGAATGACATTTGAAAATTGGCAGATTGCGCATTTCCGTGTTCTGGGAAATGATAAGTATGCGCCATACGGCACTTCTATTCTAGAGCCAGCGCGCCGCATTTGGCGCCAACTCACATTAATGGAAGATGCCATGATGGCGTATCGAGTTGTGCGATCTTCAGAAAGAAGAATGTTCAAAATTGATGTAGGGGCAATCCCCCCACAGGAAGTAGAACAATATATGCAAAAGATTGTCACACAACTTAAGCGCAATCCCGTGGTAGACCAACAGAGCGGCCGGATAGACTTACGGTATAACCCAATGAGTATCGAGGAAGATTACTTTATTCCTGTGCGCCCGGGCTCAGCTACAGATATTCAAACGCTCGCCGGCGCATCAAACATCACAGCCATTGATGATGTTAAGTACCTCCGAGACAAGTTGTTTGCCGCATTAAAGGTTCCCCAGGCATATCTCTCTATGGGAGAGGAGGCGGCAGAAGACAAGACAACTCTCGCTCAAAAAGATATTCGATTCGCAAGGACAATTCAAAGATTACAAAGAGTGATTGTTTCAGAACTTGAAAAGATTGGAATCATCCACTTATACACGTTGGGTTTCCGCGGCGATGATCTCCTTAGTTTTAAATTATCATTAAATAATCCGTCAAAGATAGCAGAACTACAAGAATTAGAACATTGGAAGCAGAAGTTTGATATTGCCGCATCAGCAACCGAAGGATTTTTCTCTCGTCGTTGGGTTTCCGATCATATTTTTGGGATGTCTCAAGAAGACTTCATTCGAAATCAAAGAGAACTGTTCTATGATCGCGATCAGGACGCCAAACTGCAACAGGTGGCAGAAGCCGCTGCAGCCGGCGAGACTGCCGGCCCCCTCGGTGGTGATATGGGTGGCGGCGGCCTCGGCGGCGATCTTGGAGGCGATCTTGGAGGCGATCTTGGTGGCGAAGAAATGCCTGCCGGCGAAGCCGGCGGCGAAGAACCCGCACCAGAAGAAGAATCGCCACTACTGGCAGTCCCCCCGGGCTCTCGTAATTCCCCGCGCCTTACGCCGGGAGCAAAAGGCAAAGTGTATCATCCAGTCAAGACCGACAAGAGACAATCTGGAGCAAGAACACGCTCATATGCGGCTAAACATTCTAAAGAAAAAAGCAGCAGCACAATTCGCAACATAATGCCAGGTTATAGTGATTTAAAT